ATCTTGAATACCACTATCAAAGTGGACATCAAACGAAGCCGTCCTAAAAGGAGGACCGCAACGATTCTTGATGACCTGAGCTTGAATAGTATTACCAATGACGACCTTGTTGGCGTCTTTGATTTTACCGATATTGGTCAAACGAATACGCACAGAAGCGTGATACTGCAATGCTTTACCAGCCGGAACAATGTACTTGTCACCGAAAGCCATAGCATTGAGGTTCATTCGGAGTTGGTTAGTGAATATCGGAAGTACCTTTTGCCTTCCAATCAGACCAGTTAGCTTTCTCAACGCCTTTGAAACGATGACTGCTTTCCCGGTTGCGTATCCATCTACACCGTAATCTCCTTCGAGTTCTTTTCTAGTTGGTGCTCCTGCTACAGAATCGAAAATAATCGTTAACAAACGATTCGGTTCTTCCTTCCTGACGTGACCAATCATGAACTCCATCATATCAAACATATCTTCAATGCAATCGCATTGATTATAGCTGAGATTTCGAATGTTCACACCCAGAGCCGACCAGAATTCGGATGCGGCTGAATTTTCTGCGTCGATGATAACGGCCATGCCGCCTTTCTTTTGTGTCTCGGCGCAAATATGGGCACATATCATGGATTTACCTGTGCTTTCCAAACCGTTTAGTTCAACAATTCGGCCCACGGGCAGACCACCATAGGGCCGATTCGAAATAGCCAGATCCAACGTTGTAGAACCTGTGGAAACCCAATCAACAATAGATGATGGGTCATCCTGTTCATCCAAGAAATAGGAAACCTTGTGGCCGTCTTTCTGACGGCTATTAATAGCCTTTTGAAGGCTCAAAGCAAGTTTATCCCTGTCCTTGGAGTCTTCATATTCAACATGCGTTGATTTCTTTGGCATAATAAACTTTCCAACAAATGAGACCATAGTATATTTCAACTATGGTCTCAAGTTATTTTAACTTACTCCGCAGCCGCAGCATCGGCAAACATCTTCTTAAATTTCGCCTTCATTTCATCCTGTGAAAGAGTCACGGATGCTTTTGCAGCGGTAGGAGAAGTGGCCGCTTCGGCCAAGACCGAAGGAGCAGCGGTATCGGCAGCAGTTTCCTTTTCGGAATTTTCTGCTACAGCCGATACATTTTGAGTTGCTTCCTCGGCTTCTGGCTCTGGCTCTGGCTCATTCTCAGGATTGATGTGATTTTCGAACTCTCTCTTGAGTTCTTCATAAGTGGGCTCTGTGAACAACGTCATAATATCCACTTGATCAGCAATCTTCTGCATGAGTTCATCATTGGCAGGATCAACGGCGGGAGTCTTTTTAATCCGAACATCAACCTTAGTCTCTGGGAATTTCTTTCCAGAGGGCGGAGTCTTGGTAAATTTGATAATCAAGTCATTACCATTTACGAGGTCGGTGATGTCACCAATGTCAGGGTTCGACATCTTCTCAAGGATAGCTTCATAAACTTGCTTGCCAAATCCCCAGAACTTAACTCCTTCGTCTTCCTTGCCACGTACAATAATTGGGACATAGGTTCGGAGTTTGGGTTCATAAGACTTAGAAAGCACCCAATTCTCTTTTGTGCCAGTAGCACGAAGCTTTTCACAGAATTCCAAAACGGGATCTGGATTTCCATTAACGCTCGGAGAAAGAAGAGTTTTGGTCTTTCCATCCGCCCCACGGTAGTAATAAAACTTCAATTCAATGAATGGATTTTCACGATTGAACTTGTAGGGGATAATGCGAATTCTTTGTTCGCCTTCGGAGGGTTTCCAAAATCTAGCAGATTGCTTGTTTTTTCCTTGAAGAGTATCGAGTTTATTTTTAATGAATGTTAAGTCCATAAATGGGCCTTTCTTTGTTAATTGGTTAATTCGGTAATCAAGTATTTGAGTTAACGTACAGCGTTAATTCGGTAAACTTTTCTTACCTTCATAAATAGCATCGTATCAGAGAAAGATGCAATTCACAACTTATTTTACTGCTGAACAGTTTTTTTTATTTGTGGGTCAATCAACAACGCTGTGAATCTTGAGGGGAATGATTCTCACCGAAACATCTCCCGTAATGATAAGAGAGTTTGAATAAAGTTGCCAGTTTACCTGATAGGTCTTATCAAGAGAACCGTGCTCTTCTTCGATTAGCCTATTCATCGCATTCAACGTATAAAGGGTATTTGTCTGTTTCTTGCGATGGATGAGAATAGTATTAGGGAATTTGGGTGCATCCCGTCGCATGTTCAGGACGTTGTAAGTGAGAAAAACTTCTTTGGGGTTTTGTACGTTAGAAAATACGAACACTCTTCGGCTGTAAACTTCGTAGAAGGAAAGAATTTCCTGAATTGTTTTACGAAAATCGGTTGTAGTCGAAAAGGTACACAACAATTGCCGGTTGTCTTGAAACTGTGGCATACTTCTTGAAACTTTACTTCTTGTTCATGGATTCGAAAATAACTCTATAGCCCAACGTTTCTGCCATGCGTGACAAAAGCTTCAATTGCTCAGACACATTAACTGGAATCGTTGGACTTAGTGTTGAATTATTTGGATCACCCGCAAGCATTTGTTTTACGACTTGCGCTTCGGCTGCTTTTTGTTCGGGTGGTTTTGGTATATCAAAATTCGGTGGTGGAGCAGGGATATTTGAATCTCTTGGTGGCTCAACTGCTAATGACTGGTTATCCGACGCCGCTGTTTGTTGTGCCGGGGAATCCGACGGTGGTAAAGATGAACCAGCAGTTGGAGCAGAAATCGGAGTTGGAGGCGGAGCATCGGAGGCCGGAAGCTGACTTGGTTCTCCTTGTGGAGAAGGTTGCTGTTCCGGTTGCTGTGCCGATGTTGGTTGCGTTGGAAAAACGTTTTGGGTGGGGGGTTGTGGTGCTGTGGCTCCCTTTTCTACAGGAGGTTGTCCTCCTTGTGGAGCCGCTGGTTGTCCACCACCAAAAACGTTTGAACCTCCCGCTGCACCTTTGGTTGGATCGTGTTCAAAATGAGTTCCTCGCTGAATCGCTCTAGCTTTATGTTGTGGAGTTGGAAACGTAACAAGAAGACCATCCTTGTTGTAAGCCTGTCGTTCGGGGTATTTTCCCTCTACCATCTTGTTGTGGATGTTCCTTGCGTTTTCCAGAGAGATTCCGAATTTATCCATCATGGTTTCGAACAGAACGTGCATATGCGTACTGTTTTCCATGTCGAATATTCCGGATTCTATCCGTTCATCCAGACATACTTCGGTAAGAATACGATCAATGATGTTTGACATTACAAGAGACCTTTTTACTTATAAATATCTCTTGAAATGCGGAAAGTAAAAGAAAATGCTATTACAAAACCGTCATATCGTGGTAGTTGCGCCCGATATAAACTTTCGTCGGAAACTCGCCGTCAAGACTCATCAAATCACAGATTTCCGGAAAGATGGGACCATCATCCAAACAATAGTCAAATAAAATGGAATCGTAAGTGTAAAGAATTGCTTTACTTTGTTTTTTTCTCAGCAGTTCATTGACACTGCCCAAAACAGGAATAGAAATCTCACCTTCGGTTGCCTGTAAAAGGTAATTGAAAACCGTTGCTGGCTTGGGATTTTGCAAATGTTTATTTGAAATTCTTCGTTTGAATATTGGGGTCTCAACGTATCCATGCTTATTAAAATTATTCCAATATTCATCGATGAAATTCTTTAAATGTGACAGATACTTGATGTGAGAATACTTTTCTTCAACGCCGCCGTAAAGTTGACGGAAAGTAATTTGTTTAGCATCAGCAATATCCGATTCATCTACATTCTTTTTATTGAAATAAAGCTTCGCCAAATATTCATAGATGTCGGTGGTCGCCGGAATATCATAACCCACAAGTTTGGCAATAATGCGAGGATGAAAAGCTGAATAGTCAATGAGAACTAACGTACCATTCTGTCCAAATCGGGAAATAAATGCTTTTCTAGACCCGTCTTCTTTATTCAATGCCGCATAGTTTATACCACCAAAACGATTCGAGGGTCTTCCTGTGGAAGTGTAGAAATAATACTGCGTATAGACCCTTCCCGATTTTACAAATATATTTCCAAAATTTCTTCGGAACACGTCCACATCAACCGCCAACCCATGGGTTTCAACTTCTCCAAGAGGTTCGATAATCTTTTGGTTGAATTGTCGCATTGGATCGTCGATTTTGACCTTTTTAATTAGCCTTTCACAGGTTTCAGCCAGTTCAGTAAACGCTTCAAGGTGCTTCATCAAAGGAACAAATTTCCCATATCCCGGCTTTCCAGCAAAATTTCGCCGAACAAGGGTATGAGCAGGCGTTTCGAAGTCTCTGATTTCAAATACTTTATTGTCCCTAACGTATCCAATATATCCAACATCTAAAGTACCCCTTATGGGCACAAGATGATCAAAAGATTTCTTATCAACTGCCCATTTTGTCCCTGGTAAAACAGAAAGAGTCTCTATAACCTCTTGATTTGTAAGGTCTTTGGGTCTTTTTACATCGGGATGATCAAATCCATAATAGTAGGTCTTGTCCTTATCTAAGTTCTTAATAAACAGAATAGAAGGAGAATTGATGGCAGAATGAATCTCGTCGTGAATAGGTACGACGTGTAATAACAACGAATCGTTCGCTGCCTCAGCGACGAACAACTTCCACTGCAACCGAGTTTCAATCATTCAAGCCAATACCATAACCCATTTCGAATTCAAAATCAAGTCTTTTTAATCAGACTTGGCCTCGGTTGGTGGAAGTCTAAGTTTAGAACAAAAATAGGCTCGGAGAGGCAAAATACCTGCAACAATTTGAGTGGTCCATTGTCCGTTTTGAACGGTATCATTGCAGTTTATAACACGAAAAACAATTTCTCTTTCAGAGTATGGCTCTGGCAATCCTCGAATGCGAAACACTGAAAACGTTCGAATGCCAGCAATGCCTTGTATGGTAATTTCAGCCTGAATTCCCGGCATGATTCCAGTATAGCGAGGATTATGGTTTCGGTCATCGTCATCTAACAGTAGGTACAAAATTTCTTCATGGCTTGGTGGAATGGCAAGACGAAAAATCACTTTCTTTTGAGTTTTCTTGTCCTTCGTTGTCATTTGAAAACATTTATCAAGCGGATCAACCGATTGAAGTTTTGCCATGGTTTCTTTGTATGAATTGTTGGTAAACACAGATGGTTCTTCTTTGTTCTGAGATTTATTGGCATCCATGAATAACCGATCTTTAAACTTGTAATCCAAAAGTTCATTCTGACCACTCATGACAACCCGTTGTTTGTTTTCAAGATTAGTTTGAGCATAAATGGTTCGAATGGCTTGTGCATTACTCAGCATTGGTCGAAAATTCAATTGCTGAATCAAACCATCTGCGGCATTGTAATCAAACGTAAACACTTCGCCAACATTGGAGGTTAACTGAGTCAAGTTCTCATCGATCACTTTCATTGTAGCCAATCCCTTTGAACTACTTCTTCCCGTAGCTCCAGTAAGTTTGAACTTCCAAAAGCCCGCCGCTGCCTGATTGATTTTTGCAAAGATCGCCTCCACTAAATCTTTCAAAGTAACAATGTCTTTGTTTTGAACGAGTTCTTTAAGAACCTTCGTATTCAAATAAAGATTTTTGAAGAACCCTGTAAACCACGCTTCATAAACACGAAGTTCACCACCCTCTTCAACCATATAATCTCCAGTAAAAGGAAACTCAAAATCACCCCTAGGATTTCCAAATTTGTATCTGTGTGCATTGATAAGTTGGCTCAGATCATCTCGTAAAATTCCATAATTAGCTCCTTGTAATAAAACACGACGCATTCTATAGTTAGCCCATTTCAATGTTGGTTTAGGGTCATTCTTAATTTTTTCCAACTCATCAGCGTTTACAATAGGCATTTTTTGAGAAGCTGGCTGCATAAGCTTTTCATACGGAATATCTCCACGGGTTGCGGCTGCACCATATTGACCTGTATGATATTTTGGAGCCATTGCATTTGGAATCAACAGAATATCACCGTCCGTTGAAATCAAATTTGGGTGGGCGGAAATGATACAATCGTCCACATCAACGAGGAAAAGAGATTCATTATTAAAACCTTTAAGGGAAGAACATCCAAAAAAGTTCATCAATTCCATAACCAATCCCATATTCAACCACAAATCGGCTCGGGGATTGGCAGCATCAAAATCCTTTTCCTTATTCGCATACTCATCGTCCAATACCTTTTCTTGTTTTGTTCTTAAATTTCCTTCCGGTATTATACCTATTTTAGCAGACGCATATCCACCATACGATTTAGAAACACTCACCCATTTTTCATCACGACCATAAAAAATGCCAAACAAATAATCTTTGTAATTGTTCGGATGGCGTTCTTTAAGAAACTGTATAAAACCATGCAACGGGTTTCTTTCGGAAATATAATAGTTGACAATTGCATCTCCATCCTTTGTTTTATCAGGAAGATCTTTGAACCTTTCAACATAATCGACCACAAACCGCTTAAAAGAATCCAAAACTCCGGTTTCGGAATCATGTGGTGATTTAGTTTTTTCGGTGGAAGACTTTTCTGTTAATTCCTCATCGGCACGAACCAAATTTCCACGAATGGGAATACCAGCATACAAACGATCTTTCGATGTAACTTCGGTCACGCACTTGATTTTATTGCCCTCAATAGACCATTCAAAGTTTGTAATTGTACCAATGATAACCTCATAATTCCCCTTCGACATGAGAATGTTTTCTGTATAAAGAGGATAAGGATTATTAAAATATTCTCTCAATTGCTGGTCCTTATCGAGTTGAAGAAGCGATAGCGGATTAAAATGATTCCATCCCCATTCTATAATGCATGTGATGCCGGGAACCAAAAAATAAGGTGTCATGTACTCCAATTGTTTGAAAGAAAAACAGGTCCATTCAATGCGAGCCCGACGAAGAATTTCCTTCTGAATAGTTGCCGTTATTCGTTCGATCTCGGGATTTGGAACATGAATGGGATGATCGTTCGTCTTATCATTGTCAAGTATGTGGGCAGAGCCATGGACTGTATAACCCAATATCGTCTTGTTTGGTTCGTTGGCTTTTGGTGTATTGAACGATATGACTTTGTCGGTAAAACCATAAGATGAAAAGAAATCTTTTCCACCATAGAAAACAAATCCTCTCATCGGAGGGTTGGCTTTTTCTGGTCCAGCCCCATTTGAACAAACCCTTACCCATGCAGACATTGGTCCCCGATAATCCATCCAGCTATGATCATCCGTCCAATCGACTTGAAACGATTGAACTGGGTTAAGACCACGATTCATGGAACGTCGTCGAAGTTCCATTTGAATTTCTTTCGGGAAAACGTGGGGTTCCCATGGTAACAGTGGAATAGCCATGACTTATTGATTTAGAGTTTTGAAAGCATTGATAATTGATAGAATTTCCGTCGGAATACGTAATTGAACTCCGGGCTCTACACTTAGTCTCCCTTTTCCGATATTATTGACGCTGGCAATGATCCACCAAAGAGTAGGATCTCCGTAATATTTTTGCGCCAACGTATCAAGATAATCTGTCTCCGATGTTATAATTAACAAATCCGAATCTCTTGGAGCAACCGTTGGATAAATAGTGCTCTTATAGACTTGTTTTCCATCCCATCTTGTTTGTGTGGCATTGGTAGCGTATCTTCTCATGGTTATCCATTATGAACAATAAAAGATTTATGAAGCTCAGTGGGCTCGGCGAAATCTGGTCCCGTCCTACGATATACACCTTTGTCATACAATTCATTGTGGGGAGCCTTACCGAAGTGCGCCGCACCAACGATTGCCCGTTCTTGCTCCAAGATATAAGCGTTAATAGATATCTCGGCAGTCTTAGGAAGTTGTCCGTACAATTTTCCAACCTTTGGTGCTTTGATATAAGTGGCCAGATAAGACCATTCGCCAGAATTTTGTGGATTAAGTGTTTCCCAAAGTGCTGTGTCGGGGATAGACAATCCAACCGAGGCCAAAACAATGGGTTGATTCTTATACATGTCACCAATGGTTATCATCACCATCGGGGGAACTATATAACGATTAAAAACCTTGCGTCCGTCTATCTCATTGTCGGAACTATTTCCCTGAGTATAACGAGAAGGCTTAACCAGACTCATGAGATAGTTGATTCTTTGCCAAGTTGGCGCAAGTTCAACAATGCTGTTAATATTAACCGTAAACCCAAAAGTCAATGAACGGTTGAACCCACTATAATTGTAAAGTTTATCCGCTCGACCAACAAAAGAAAGTTCTTCCCACGTTGCTGAATCGGTTTCTTGCAAACCACGAATAGTAGCTCGGAACGGAATGTACTTTTCGTTGACGACATCGTAAAAATAGAAAGCAATCTGATCATCTTGATATGGCATCCATTCCGTCCAGTTGCCAATAAGAGGATTGGTTATTTTTCGGTCCTTAGACAAAACTTTCAGAGTATTAATGCCATCAACCTGACCCGCACCGGCAAACTTCTTGGACTTCCATGTAGGACTATCTGTGTGCTTATTATCTAGCACGCTAATGTTTTTTGTTCGATATTCCTCCAAAACGGAATTCTTGTATTGTTCTTCCATAGCACCATGACTCTTAATTGCAGAGAGGCGATCATATCCAATAACATTTCTTCGAGGTGACGGAAGAACTGACGATTCTTCGTTTCCAGATACAGTATAGATGTTTGTTTCACGAATCCGATCCAATGTTGCTTGGAGATTTACCCTAATTAATTGAAATTGATCAGTACTTTTATCTACCAACTTGGAAGGGAACTTTCTACCCTTTTCAACGTAATCTGCATATTGAATAAGAACATCTGAACCCTCCCAATCATCTTTATTAGAATTCGAACCAACGTAATCTCCATATTTAACCGGAATTTGGGTATCTCCAACCTCATATCCAGAGGCTCCACTTAGTCCGTCGATATGCACAAAAGAAGGTTTTCTCCAAACCGGACGTTTATATTCGTCAATGTATAATTTGTTCCAATTCAACGGTTGTAAAACAGAACCCTTAATCCCTCTTCGCATAACAGTTTGAGAACCAGCAAACCAAAATTGTTGCACTCCGGGGATTTGTCCATGAACACCTTCATACGTAAATGGTCCATTTTCTCCGGTTTGACTTCCAAGCATTAACCCATACGCAATTTCATCTGAACGAGCTTTAACTCCTGTTTGTCGTTCTGGAAAGAAATTACCAAACATCGATTTCAAAGTTTGCCCGAGAGCTTTGAATATGCCACCATATCCGGCTGGACTGCCCTGTGGCCACTTCACTTCAAATTGACTTCTTGCTTTATTGGCTGTTCCGGCACGAAGCAATCCCTTTCCTCCCCATTGCCCTTGAACACTATTTTGAGGGAGCGCACCACCAATCGTTCCAGCGGGAGGGCGTGGGGGTTTATTTGTCAGTCCGAAAATACCACCAATCGTCTTTCCGAAACCTCCGAGAAAACTACCGAGAAGATCACTTGTATCTATGTGTCGTATTGGCCTAGCAGACCAAAAAGTAAGAGGCATACCCGCAGCAACAATTGGAGAAGTTGGATTCCAGATTCGGGTTTCATTAAACGCATTACCCGTTTGCATGAGAAACTGTTTTGTAATGAAAAGAATTCCGCCCTGAGAAATCATCCACTTTGAAACACGTTGAACATCTTTGGTGCTATGTTTGAACAAATCAACGATATAGTATTCGCTGCTTTCCTTAGCTTCGTCGGGATACGTATAAAAGAAAGGCTGACGGGTTTTGATGCCTAAAAAAGTATCGTAACCATAAGGAGACAACTTGTGATACAAATTCTTTTTGTTCGCATCATAGAGAATACGAATCTTTCCCGGCGTCGGAATCTTTGGATAATTTATCGGAACCCGAATCGGAAGAGTTGGTCTTGGTGATTGATTGGCCATATTCTATAAATAGCTTAGATTGTATTTACTCCATAACCACCTTTGAATGCGGTTTGCCGTGCTAACGTTGCACTGAGAAGTTGGCCGTCGATATATACAGCAATCTTTCCAGCAAGAAGGTTTTCGTTTAAGGTCTGTAGGCTCTTCAAAATATTTCCAAGAGCCTCCGAATCGGTTTCTCGTTGTTTTCGTTCTTCCTCGGATGGGACAACCGTAACGGTCTGCGTCGGCGTTGCTGCTGTGGCTTCTGTGGCAACTTTTGTTCTGGAAGTTGCCAACTCTTCTTGTTTCTCACTAAGTCCCATATCGGCGACTATGGCCGACGCACCACCACGAATGGTACCCGCCCATTTCTTTCCAAAATATGGAATCTTTTCAACCAACCACGCCAAGAACATTCTCCAAGGATAAGACAAGGCGTCGAAAATAGCAGCAGCACCATTTGCAACACCCTTGATGATTTGAACCATCATCTTAGAAGGAGAGCCGGGGCCGAATATCTTCATAATCCAGTTCCAAATACCTTGAAATGGTTTCAGGAAAACATCAATTAGTGCCGATCCAGCAGCTTTGATTCCAGCAACCAAAAAGTTGTCCCCTCCCGCCATGTTTTTCTTAATATGCCCGATGAAGCTTGAAACAAACTGTAAGGCGGTTATGACCCACCCAATAACTGGAATCGCCTTTGCGAATGGAGCCGCAAACTTTAGAACATTCACCAATCCAGAAAATTTAGACAATGCTCCAAATAGTTTACCTATCAAAACTACTGGTGTTGAAACAAAGTTTGCAAACAGTTTCATGCCAGTGGCCAAGGCAAATAATGGTTTCGAGAGGGATACAAATTTTACTCCCAACGCACCCGCCATATTCATTATCATACTAAATGACTTCACAACAAACATAATAGGTGGTCCAATTCTGACGGCCACTGTAGCCATCTTCAAAAGGAAATCAAACGCAGGATACATGACCCGTATTGTTTCCATCCATAGTTGATTCCATTGTTGTTGAAGAGCGGTCAATCTAGCTTGATTTGCCATATTCTTTATGGCCATTTCACGCTGTAATACTTCGTTGTGGAGTGCCGCTTCTTGTTTCGATTGAAGTGAATCATACAACTCCACTTCCTCTTTAAGTCCCAGAGATGCATCACTCCGAGCGGCCCTCAATTGACGATCCGCCTGAATCATTTTTAGAAGTTCATCGGTTGAGCGTCCGGTTGCTGCCGCAAATGCTTGCATCTGGAAATAATCTAGATGTTCAAAATCAATCTTCTTGGCGATATTAAGAATTTCCTTAGTGGATTCAACTATTTGTCCATGAAATGCTAAATAACGGGCTCTTTGGAGATTGATGCTTTCACCAATTAATACGGATGCTTCCATTTCTGCCTGAACACTTTCCGTAAAATTCAATATTTGTGAACTTGCATCCGCCATTTTATTGATGGTTGTTCCCATCTTCCGAGCTTCAACGGCTGATTTCACAATAGCAAGCGGCATCTTAGAAACCAAAGCAAGAGCGTTGCCAGACATCTTGGCTACATCCTGCATAACGAGATTTAATGGAATTCCTGCTGCCGCAGTTAAAGCATCCGCAACATATACCATGTGTCGTTGGGCTTGAGCAGTTGTTTTGGTGAGGGCTCCCATATTACGAAGGAAACCCGCAGAAGAATCTTCCGCCACTCCGAGTTGAGTTTTTAGAATGGACGTTGTCTCAATCAAATCCTCAGAGATTTTCATTGTTCCGCCAAATTCATTGGCAAGAGCCATTGCAGCATTGGCCGCTCCTTCCACGGTTACACCAATATGTGCGAACTGCGTAGCAACTTCTTTAATGGAGGTCGAAATTCTCCCAGAGTCTTCACGCAACATTCCCATCGAAATACGAAATTTAGCAAGAGATTCGTCAACCGTTTTAAACGTCATCCAAATTATTTCAAAAACCGCAGCAAAGGCAGCAGCCATTCGAAGCCGTGCTCCTTCCAATCCGAGACTCTTTCGAAGACCATTGTGATATTTCTGATGAATGTTAAAAATCTCTCCAAACTGTCCTAAAAACGCCGACACTTTATTTAATCTATCTTGTTCCAAATCTGCAACTTTTCCCAACACCGCAAGTTCTCGGAGAATGATTTCCAAATTTTGTTTTTCTACTGTTTGAGTATCCATCAACTGCCGAAGCATATGGTAATGTTCATCGTATCGAGATTTCAGTCTTAGTTTTTTTCGGATATCAGATTCAGCCTCGATTTTATTAGCGATATCATACATTTGATCTTCTAATTCGATGCGTTCTTTAGCCAGTTTTATCAACTTATTTTGATGTTCTTGGGCTTTTGCTGCTAACTTTGAATCAATCTTACCATAGTTTTTCTGAACTTC